CTTTGACCATCGAGCGCAGACCATGTCGGATGCAGTACGCCGCCGCTTCATCAGGTCCACCTCTGAGTGCTGCCTCGAGGAAGCCCAGTTTGAAGTTGTCCACCTTCTCGCCATTGGCAACCATACGTGCAACACGCAGAACGGTCTCGCCGAGGTTCTTCTCAGACTCACTATCGATAACGCTTGTCACCTCGAAAGTAACCTTGAAACGCTTGGTAATAGCCATGATAAATCTCCTGTATTATTAGTGACATACGGCCCAGTTAGGACCCATCTTACCTTCTGTATCCAGTCGGCAACGGAACTTAAAGTGTTCTCCCACGTTACGCATAGCTTGCTGCGCAGTGTCAATCACCTGCTGTGCAATCTCTGGGGTCCGGCAGGCCACTTGTATTTCATCGTGAACCCACGCCATGTAGGCGAAGTCGCCATCCCATCCGTGCTTCAATCCTGCCTCAAGAAGCAACTCTTCAGTCTCGACAATCCACAGCTTACAAATGAGCGCACCCGCTGACTGAAGTAATGTGTTGAGCGCGGCATGTGGTGACCGTACGTGTACCTTTCTTCCATCCAGTCCCTTAATCCAGCGTCGTTTCCACTTGACCTTCTGCTCTCCTGCGACCCATCGAGATGACTCGACGAGGGTCTGCTGGATTCCTTCACGCAACGCTGCGATTGCTGGGGTGTTCTCAAGGAATTTCTTCTTGAGTTCCTTTCCGCGTTCCTTACCTGCTCCCACAATCTGTCCAATCTTTTCGTCTCCAGCACCATAGAGGAAACCGTAGATGAATGTCTTGGCGTTATCACGTGTTGGCAACTCTGCGGCCTGCTGGTTTACCGTGTGGATGTCTCCGTTAAGAATAACATCTGCATAAGCTCCCCCGTCGTACTTGGACATGAAGTGGGCGAGACACCGCAGCTCCAGACCGCTGGCGTCGATACCAGCTTGTACCCAAGGTAGACCAGTGAGGCCGTCAAGATGATGCTCAGCACCAAAAGCAGCCCTGCAAGGCTCGCCATAAGGACTTCGAACACCCGGTACTTGCCCGAGGTTCGGGAAGCTGTGAGTCGCTCGGCCCGTAACGGCACCATTAGGATTGACTGAACCATGAATTTTACCATCCTCTTGAACGTAACGTAGCCACGCTTTGTCACCCTCAGCCGCCTGACCGATACGCTTCTGTATCATCAGGTACTCTTTGATGAGGTCGATGCAGCGTTGCTTCTCAGGGTCTTCCACACGAACGTGCTCAAGGACCTCGTCGTCTACCTTAGGCGCACCTTTATCGGTGAACTCCGTAGGTATCCATCCGGCTTCCTTCAGCTTGAGTGCAATGTGGTCTCGGCTACTAGGGTTGAACACAACGTGCTCTACTGGTGTGTACGGAGCGCCCTCTACGTAATCCCGAGTGTCCAGCTCGCACGGTTCACGACCCTCACGCTGAGCTTTGTTCTTGGGTTTCTTGTAGATGGCTCCTTGCTTCGGGTACTTCACTCGTGGGTATTTACCCAGAGGCTTCCCGGTGCGAGGGTGCAGGAATAACTCAGTGCCTCCCTTAGGTTGATACCAAGTCCCGAAAGTGTCGGTGAGTGTCTGAAGGAGTTCAGAACGACGGCCCGCGAGTTCAACGTAGAGTTCCTCAATGGCCTTGGTGTTGAACGGGAATCCGTTTCGCTCCTGCTTAGCAAGTAGCCAAGCGGCCCGGTGCTCCAGCCATACGGCCTCACAGGCTGTTGACCAGAACAGACTGGCGTCAGCATTGGTCCACTCCTCCAGTAGCCTTTCAGCATCCGGGAAGTAGTGCTTGTCGCTCAGCAGCCTCTCAAGGAGAGCCTTGGTCACCACAACGTCCTGAACGTTATAGTCCATCATCGGCTCGTTGAAGCTAATCCACTCAGCACCGTCAACATAGTCTTCTCCCTGTTCCTCAAGGAGCTTCTTGAAGTCGTCCTTGTACTCACCCTTCATCTCGCCTAAGCGGTAACCCCACGCCTCCAGAGCGTGAGACCCGAAGCGCTTACCGGGTAACTTACCGGAACGCAGCAGGGCCATGTCGGAGTCCTTAATGTTCGCAAACAGTAAACGACTCAGGACCAACGTGTCCACTACGTTCTCACGTGGAAGGTGGAACTCACGGTTCAATTGGAGCTTGGCCAGCTTGGTCAACACCGGGGCATCATACTTGTGACCGTTGTGGAATACGATGAGACCACCACGAGCCACCTCAGCTTCCAACGCATCGAGATACGCTGAGAAGTCCCAAGGTCGATACGATACGTACTCGTCCGTGCTGTAGTCATAAATGACACCACAGTGGAACTGAGTGACTTTCTCTAAGAGGTTGTTCGCCTCGATATCGGTTACTAACATAGTGGTCTCCTGTTACTTATCGACGCCCGATGAAATACTCACGTGGACGCACGGTTAACTTACTCTTTTCGACGGCAAAGCTACCGTTAACTACGTCAGCGCCTAGACTGCTAATCCCACGAACGTGTGACACCTGAGCATACTTGTCGCCCACACTGCGTATGTACACTATCCCACCTAGTACCTTGTCGTCCCAAGTTGCCAGTTCGCCAGCCTTCAGCGGGGCCTTGTAGTCGCTACACTTTGGCGCAGGTTTCTGCCAGCCCTTGTGACCGCTGTGGGTCCACCCAAGGTTTTCCAGAATGTGAACAGCAGCGTCACGCTTGGCCTCGTAGGTCTTTGCCTCAGCAAGCTCTTTGTTCAGCGCCTCAATCTCTTTACGAATCTCTTCAGGTTTACGCATGGTTATGTCCTCTCAATATGTTGTGTATGATAACCATAAAGGCCACTACATATAGTAATGACCTTGAGTTTATCACTTAGCTTCGGACGCTTCAGCCAGTCGGGTTGCCGTTGAGCCTACCTCTTTACTCAGGATGGCCTCGCGCACTTTGTCCTCACCCACAGCTACAGTCGCTGCGACAGCCACGGATGCCAGCAGTCGAGCTGCTTGAGTATCGTCGAGGGTAACACGCTGAGTGTGCGCACGGTTATCGCTCTTGGCCTTCCAGCGGTAGACCAGAGTTACCTTGTCGTTGCGAACGTTGATGTGAACCTTGCGGCCCCACTGGTCAACAGTGTCGGACAGCTGAATGGTGTTGCCGGGGAATTTAGCTTTGGTAGTCATTAGAAGAACTCCTTAAGTTTCTGAGCTTTAAGTGCAACTTTCGCTGCCTCTGCGGTTGCATCCAGAGATGCTTGGCGTGCCTTGTCGGCTGCTTTAGCCAGCTTGGCGGCTGCTTCTGCTTCCACCTTGGACGCTTTGTCCAGTACCTTGGCTTCACGTACGTAAAGTGCGATGACCAGACGGCCTAATGCTTCGATAAGTTTAAACATGATGGTTCTCCTTAGGTTGATTAAGCCCTGTCAGGACAGACGCACGGTCTATCCCATGGGCAATTACATTGTGTGGTTAACTTCCAGTCTGACTCAGTAGTCGTCTTCTTCGTGGCCTTCCCAGCCAGTATCTCCTTCTCCTTCTCCGCCAGTGTAGCTAGACGGTTCGAGGAGTCCGGTCTTTTCGTTGTACTCCATGTACCCCGCAATGCCAACGCCAACACCATTAAAGCGACACTTGAGAATACGAAGGAGGACAAGATTAGGCATATCCCCTTGCTGATTACGCTCAAGTGCAATGATAGTATCAGAGAGCTGGCGCAGAGACCCAGACCCACGCAGGTCAGTAATGGAAACAGCACGTCCTTCTTCATGAGCTTTACCCTTCTCCGGGTTCTTCAGGTGGCAAATAACAATGAGTACCACTCCGGTTGACTTAGCGAACCCTTTCAGCTTGGTCATGAGTCGGTCAATCATCTTGCGCTCATCGGATTCCTCCGAGGCTGACACAACGATTGAGATGTGGTCCAGAATGATTACGTCACAGTTTAACCCTGTGCGCATGTAGTGCAGCTTAGCCAGCAGGCGGTCAACCTCAGCCTCCGCAAAGGAGTCGTAGAGATGGAACTGGTCGGTGCCATACAGTTCATCGAACCATTTGTCATACGTCCCGTCTTCTATCAACTTCTGTTTGAACTCCCGAGGCTGCTGCCGTAAGCGGATACCGTTGGCAATCCCTAAGACGTCCTCCATGGTCTCCTCGACGGATTCCTCAAGCATCGCCATGCCTACCCTCAGCCCTTGCCCTCTGGCGAACCCTAGGGCCTGCTGTCGAACGAACGTAGACTTACCCATTCCTGACCCAGAAGTGACCATGATGACTTCGCCACCACGTGCACCCAAGGTTCGGTCATTCAGTCCCGGACATCCCGAGAAAAGGTATCCCACGCTTTGCTCGCTTGTCATGGCCTCACGCACTCGGTCCTTCATGGACATCGCACCGATGACGCCATCAGGTACCCAAGGTGCTGCGTTCCATATCTGGTCGAGAACCTCCTTGCCCTTGCCTTTGAGTAAACACTCGTTGGCGTCCTTCTCGGTTAGCACGGCCACGTGGACCTTACCGGGAGGGAGAACCTGAGCGGCTTCCTCAACAGCCGCACGACCCGGCTCGTCCATGTCGAACATAAGGATAATCTGGTCGAAGCTGTCGAAGTACTCGTAGTTTGCACTGCAAGTTTTCTTAGCGGCTGACGCACCGTGACCGAGAGAAACCACAGGCCACTTACAGTCCTGAAGTTGCATCACGGTTAACATGTCGATTTCACCCTCGGTGATGACAATCTTCTTGCCACCGTTCCATAGGTGCTTACCGAACAGTGCATCCCCCTTGTGGGACCCTCGGGTAGAGAAGTTCTTCTCCTTGTCCCGCAGCTTCTGAGAGACGATGGAGCCATTCTGGTCCCGATAGTCGGCCACCTGATAGGCGGTCCCTCGGACCTTGGCGACCCAATAGCCAGCCTTCTGGCATGTCGCCTTTGAGATACCGCGAGCGGTCAGGTCAGTGTACCGACCGTCACTCTCACCGAATACCAATAAGCCTGAACCTTGTGTATTCATCCCGTACTTCCCTCCTTTGGGCCTTCTCGATGATAACTTTTCGGTACGTTCCTCTGAGCCGGGAACCCGGTGTTGACACACGAAGCAATACTCGTGCCCGTCAGAGTACACTGAGTTACCATCAGAAGAACCACAGTTTTCGCATGGAGCGTGGAACAGGAAGATACTCTCCTGACCATCCTCTTGACTGTCTCCGTAACTCATAAAGCCGTCCCGTCAACACACGACATGAAGAACGCTATGAGGAAGGTCACGCCCCAAAGCCCGAGCACGCCATACGCCAACAGTGGGATTATGTCGAAGTCTTTCAAGTTGCTCATAAAGTAATCTCCTCAAGCGACAACAGGGAAACGTAATTGTCTCCCTGTAGTGCTACCTAATGTTTACCCACGGTCTGAAGTGACCAGTTCGCCAGTCTTTACCCAGCGTTGCAGGTCGAAGCTAGGACAAGCCTTCGGCGCTACATCGTGGTGTGCCATAATGACGGCCTTGGGGTAGGTCCCCTTGAGCTCGTGCAGCAATCCCTTCAGTGCGCTCATCTGCTGAGGCGTGAAGTTTGCTTCAGGCCGACCCTTGGCGTCGATACCACCTACCAGACACACACCGACCGAAGTCGAGTTGTATCCCTTGACGTGGGAACCAACAGCGTCTTGGTCTCGGCCCGCCTCAACGGTACCGTCACGACGGATGATGAAGTGATACCCCACATCCAGCCAGCCCTGCTCTTTATGCCACTGGCGAATCTCGCGGACACCTACGTTCATGGTTGCCTTGGTGGCCGAACAGTGAACGAAAATCTGAGAGGTCTCCTGTCGCTTAGTGAATTGAACCTTGGCCATACTTACTTTGCTCCTTTCTTCTGCTTGAACTTGCCGAACGGTACATCGCGCTTCGGCTCCTTCAGCCAGTCTACGGGAATCAATTTGTCGGCAAACAAGATGTTATGCTTTTCGCACCACTCAGCGTAACTGGTGGGCGACCCTTTGTAAATCTTAGTGCGACTCGAAGAGAACACTAACCGGATGTCTAACTCCGGGTATTGCTCACGAATCAATAGGTGCTTCTTGCGGTCCTCGGCTTCCCAGAGACCCTTAGTCTCCACGAAGATACCGTTGGGTAACAAGAAGTCTGGAGTGTAAAGGTGGTCACTCGCAGGAATAACGTAAGGGATGCGCCACAATTCGTAGTCGAATGTGACGCCCTTTGATTCTAACTGCTTGGACACCTTGTCCTCAAGGCCAGACCGGAAGGCACCCACCTTCCGAATCCCTTTTGCCCCATAGCCAGCCATTAGAAGTCATCGTCTTCGTCTGCTTCACCCTCGTCAGCTTCCTCACCAGACCAGTCTTCCGGGTCTTCCTGAGGTTTACGGCTGCGAGGTTCGTCAGCTTCGTAACCGCCTTCTACGGCTTCGTCAGCCCAGTCGTCTTCGCCACCACCAAAGGTAGCCAGTTCGACCAGCATCACGCCTTCCAGCTGCAACTTAACGGAAGCGCCAGCTACCGCAGACCAGCCGTACGGGACCAGAGAGAAGCGAATCTTCACTTTGGAGCCACCGCCGATAATCGGTACGTCCTGAATGCGCTTGCCCTTGGCGTCAACTACACCCAGAACAATCTTCTTGGTCTCGCCAGTCTTCTTGTCCTCGTACGAACCGTAGCACTTGAAGTTGAACGTGGTGGTGCCATCACCGTTGTCGAAGAACGGCATGTCGCCTTCATACGGCTTCAGAGGTTTCTTACCCTTCTGAACCTTAGGCGGGTTCGCTTCGTGTGCTTCCAGACGAGCAGCGTAGTTTTCCTCATGGGTCTTAACGATGAGGTCTACGAGGTCCTGACAGTCTTCGTTCTTGAACGTTACGGAACCCTTGTAGGTACCGCGCGGGTTCTCAAAACCCTCACCGCCATAGTCCGGCTTGTTGAAGTAAGCGTACGGCTCACAGGTGCCAATCTTGGTGGTGTAAATCTTCTTCTTAGCGAATGCCATGATGAATCTCCTTTGGTTTATAACAGAAAGAGGGACAACCTGTGTCCCTATAGTGTGTCCTAATGACTATCCGGGCGTACCCGAGTCACTTGGCCTAACTCTTCGTACTCCGCCTCGGCAACTTCTAGGGCCTCCTCAAGAGACCCAGCGTGTACCGGGAGTTCGTACGATGCGTTAGCTGTCTCGACCGTTACGACGAACTTTTGCATCTTCTCGCTCCTTCCACATGTTATACAGGGTGATGTACGCAGGGTCGAGCGTCTTCTCGTACATCGCTCGGCACCAATCACTTGGTTTTAGCATCTCGTACCGCCTTGCTCTGCTCCACCAGACGCTTACCGAAGAACTCTACCTTCTCGGCATCATAGAGTCCATCATCTTTAGCGCCTGCCTTTCGTTTACCGAGTGTTCGCTGAGCTGCTCGACGCCAAATGGCCTTGAAGGCGTTACCCTCGGCAAAGTTCATACCAAGCGCTTCGATAATGTCGTTGCACTCTGCGGTATACCCCAAGGCAAATGGAGTGGTGGTATTGGTGATTTCGACTTTATAGTAATCGCTTGAGCCTCCAGAATACTCAGGCGGCTTCACAGCGTCAGACTTTTTGTCGTGATGGTTCGGGCAGGATTTCACGTGGCTATCGTCACGGGTACCACAGGCTGTGCAGATAGTTTCTGACTGTACCACCTTTGGCTTACAGGTGTGAGGATAACGGTCATCATCAAACGCACACGCCTCACAGAAGGTTGACACTGCTACCTCAGTCATTTACGACCTCCTTAATGCGCTCCCAGAACAGACGAAGGCGTGGCCACTTGGTTACCACTACGGGTACGAAAGGACGGCTCTTAGTTTGAGCCAATTCGTAGAGACCGCGAGTAACCAAGATGTGCACACTGGGTGCCAGCTCGAAGGTGTCGCCGATGCGTGGAATCTTACCGTGGCGCTCGGTGGCTGCTACAGTGCTGCGGTCCTCCCGGCGAACCGAGAAGATACCGTTGGATTTATTGAAGTGTAAGCGCATGGTTATACTCCTTTTGGTGGCTCGTCGTTCATTGACCACACGATAGCCGCGAGGATGAACACGATGATTAGAATCAGATTGATGGACATGTTGTTGTCTCCTATAGTGCTACCTAATTACATCTTAATGGTAGGGTCAGCCTCGGTACCACGCCATTTGTCGAACGATGGGTGACGAAGAGAGCCATCTGGAGTTTCCTCCATGTATTTGATTTGGCACGCCCAGCCCTCGTAAGGGTTATTCGATGGGTGTTGGTCGTAAGCACACTTGCCAGCGCAGGAGTGATTATCCATACCGACATCCTTAGACATCTGGCAACCATTGGCGCACATGGTGTGGGCCTTAACTTTGGCGGTGAACTCCTCCATAAGTGCCTGAGAGATGTTGTTAGCGGAGACCACGCGACCCGACTCAAGGAGAACCTCGAAGCCAATCACCTTGCCCTCGTTGGCGAGACCGGGAGTTCCCCAATTGAGTCCCACAACGATACCGTCAGCCTCGTTCTCTGGCTTCAGCTTCCACCAGCCGGACTTCTTACCACGCTTATAGATACCTCGCGGGTCCTTAACCACCAGACCTTCGTGACCTTCTTCTCGTTTCTGTCGGTACAGCGCATCGAGTTCGTCCATGTCGTAAACTTCATGGGACTCCGAGAGGCACCACTCGACTTCAGGGAAGTGGTCTTGCAGAACTGGTAAGGCAACCTTGACGTGCTCAAGGCGGAGGAGGGTCATCACGTTGTAGTCATCACCGGACTCGATAATGTCAAGCGGAATGATGTCGTAGAGGACAACTTGCAGTTTCTCTGGGTGGAGTGCGAAGGGCTGACCCTTCATGTCAGGCTCCCATTGTTCATAAGGACCACCGACGTCAAACTGCATGTTGTCTTTCTTGAGCCACTTGGTACGCAGCAGGCCAGACCCGGTGTTGAAGTCCACGCCTTTGACCAAGAGTTCACCATCAAGCATAAAGCCATCAGGGAAAATCCAGCGGTCATCTTTCAGTAACTTCTGCCAGCGCTGGTCGAAACCGTTGAGATGCTCAAGCGCCGGAATGGTCTTGGAGACCCGGCTGAGCCACGCTGCGTTGGCCGTGTTGTCTACGCAAATGTTCCCGCGAACCCCATCGTGCTTAGTGTCTGCGATGAGGTAACCGGAAGTCTCCAGCGCCTTCTCGATAGCAGAGCGTACGTACGAAACGGCCTTATATGGATTAGTCTTAATGTTCATCATGACAATGTCTCCGAAGTGTAGTGTTCATTTAGTGTGCAATAAGCAATCATGAAGGCCACCGGAATCCGATGACCTTGAGTCTGCCTATAGTGCTACCTAATCATTTCCAACTTGAGTAGTCGGCTGTGAGTTTTGCCAGCCAGTCTGACGCTGAGTCAATCGACCAGTGGCTGAACCGCTTACTTATTAGAAGTGACCCGCGTGGCTCGAATACGTTGAACAGCACGGTGTTAGTGAATGGGTCGTCAAGCATGACCACGTGCAGGCCTGTCGTATCCAGTAGTCTACGCTCCGCTGCTCCTAAACGAGACCATTGTGAGGTGCTCCCATCGAAAAGCCATCTTTTTTCAGTAGCCATTTATTACGCTCCTACGAAGTATTTCTCTTGGTTAACAACGCTGTCACCCTTGGCGTTACGGAAGGAACCCTTCACACCGCCACCACGCTTTGTCTTGTTCAGCTTGCGGCCCTTAGGGATGTAAACCTCGGTCTGCTGACGTTCACGGTTGCGCTCGAAGTTGACTACCTCGTCCTGCATTGCGCCTGAATAACGAAGTGCGAAGGTGATTACTTTGGCTTCTTGACGTGTCATGGTGTTACTCCTGATTGTGCTAGTAAGGGACATTCATGAAGGCCACCAAACGATGACCTTGAGTATGTTCCTATAGTGCTACCTTATTCAGACTTACCATGTCGGAACTCGATGCGTCCTACTACTTCGCTCTTGTAGTAGACGAACTGCTTACGCTCGCCATTGGTGCACAGCTGGTCTATCAGATAGCGGTCTTCAAGCTCGGTCCAGCGGAGGGACTTAACGTGGAGACCACACGGGCCAAGCCCTAACTTAAAGAGCGTCTTAGAGTGCGTACCGTCCGGCAACACAGCGGTGAACTTAACGTGAATCAGGTCGGAGACCATCATCAGCTCATCTTGTGCTTCCTTGAGGGACTTGCGGAGGAACTTCATGCGGTCCCGCTGGCGTTCCCGTAGTTCGTTCACATCGCGTACCTTCTGCTTCTCGTGTTCAAGCTCGCTCTCTAACCACCGCACCTGCTTATTGAGTGATACCTTATCGTCAGACAGGCGGCAGACCTTATCGTGCAAGCCGTCTGTGTACTCCTCGTTGCTCTTGGCTTGCTTCTCAAGGGCGTACTCGCAGGCACCGAGTCGTGTGACGGCCCTTACTAACAGGATGATTAATACGATTAACAAGATGGTTACAACGATTGAGTAAGTCATGGTGTGCCTCTTTAAGTATTCTTTAAGTTAAGACTTTAAGTAATGGAACCCTCGGCCATTCGAAGGTTCCCTATAGTGCTACCTAATTGCCTGAGACCTTAGGCGAACGCGAAGTCAGACTCTAAGATATCGCGCAGATTCAGGTCACCTTTGGCCGGGACCGCAGGCATTTTGTCCAGTTGAGACTCATGCAGCTGGTCAGCGAACTGGTCATAAAAGTCAGCGATTACATCGTTATCCTCGTAGGTCTTGACCATCGTCTCACGGACTGCCTTAAAGAGATTCCCAGCGTCTGCTGGAATGGTCCCGAAGGAGTCATGAATGAGCGCGAAGGAGTCAATCCCGTAGACCTCGTTGGCGTGCACTACGGTCATGCGCAGGTGACTACCATCCTGTGAGTGCACAAAGTTTGGAGCGATTCCTGACTCCTGCTTATGTGCGTCAATCTCTTTGGCTTCCCCTTTGTTGTACGTCATGAACACGTTGGCCTGACCCAAGAACGTCAGCTTCAGGCGCGCTTGGTCGCGCTTGTGGTATTCCTGCCACACCGGGAAGCCGTCTGGTGTTACCCAGTGGATTGCGCAGCGCTTACGGAGCACCTCTTTGGTCTTCTTGTCCTTGACTTCAGCGGCCAGCAGCTTAGCAGCAGACTTCAGCCAGTTCATAGCCTCGACAGCGGCCACTACGGTCACGGTCACAGCGTCCCAAATCAGCTTAGCCATGTAGCCAGCCGCTTGGTTAGGGTGCGTAAACATCAAGCCCTCGCCGTTGTCAATAGCGGGCTGAATGGTATCCTCAAGAACTTGCTGGCGGAAGCCAAACTCTTTGGAACCGTACGCCAACGTCATGACGGAACGCTTAGTCACCTTGCGGGTCACACCATACTGCAACCACTGCGCAGCCAGTACGGACTCACCCAGCGTTACCTTCTCGCGGAACTCTCCAGTCTCCTTGTCGGCAATCTGCTCGACCACCGTCTGAGACCCGTTGATGGCGTGCTGGTGGAGCACCTCGTTGACCTTATCGGCCACAATCTTGTAGATATCCTGCACGGTATCAGATGGCAGCAGGTTTACCGCACGACCGCCGATAGAATCGCGGAGCATAGCGCTGAAGTGCTGAATCCCAGAGCAGGACCCGTCGAACGCCAGTGGCAGCGAGCAGTTGTAATTCAGGCCATGGTGTTTAACGCCTGCGTACTCGAAGCAGAACGCTAAGAAGCAGAACGGTGAATCCTGCTGTGTCCACCAAGTGTTATTCAGCGGGTCCGCTGCGCTCGCCAGAATGTTGCCCTCGTTCTCTTCGATGAACTTGATGCGCTCAGGGAAGGGAACCTTGTCGACACCTGCACAGTTTGCGCCGTGAATCTTCAGCCAGTAGAACCCATCGAGACCGATTGGCTTGCCCTTGGCCAGCGTCAGCATTCCCTTGGTCATGTCGTTACCCTGCGGGTTGAACATGCTCACAGCGTACACACGTCCGCGCCAGTCCATGTTGTACGGGAACCAGATGGCCTTGTGGTTAGCGAACTTGTTGGCCTGTGCGACCATGAACTCCATCGACAAACGGCTAGACTGGCGGGCCTTGTCCTTACGGTAGACCGCTGCGGCCTCCTTGCGCCACGCCTTACGTGCCACCTCGTTGGTGTCAATATCATCCGGTCGTGGTGGTAACTCTTCGCGTTCAATCGCCGGAACGTCAGCCACCGGGCAGTGCTTCCAGTTGACAATCTCGTTGACTACCGCCAGCACCTTCTTGTTCACCTTCCACGGTGTGTTTTGCGCGAGGTTGACCGCCTTGTATACCTCGGGCATGTGCACGTCTGCGTAGCGGCGCAGTGCCTTCTTGGAGTGGGTACGAACCAGCGCCAGCGGGCGACGACCGACTGACCAGTAGCCACCGCCTACGGTTTCAACCCAAGGTTTCGGAGGGACTACGCACGGCTGGTGCATCGGGCTGATACCTGCGAGCGCGCCTGCTCGTTTGCTCAGGAGTTCCACGAAGGCCGGAGCCAGCTGGACCATCTGCATACTGGTCACATCGTCGGAGCCATCGGCCATCTTGTTCTTGGTCATTTCCACCAGACCGGTACCCTCAATGAGCAGCTCCAGCAGCTTGGTCCCCACGTGCATCTGCTCGTCAGTTTTCCAGCTCGCCCAGTTGTCACCTCCCAGCATCCCTTTGGCTATCATATCGGCCTCGACGACCTGCATGAAAGCCTTCTTGTACACGTGGCCTACGCGCTTGTCCAGCTGGTCCGCTACATTCTTCTTGAAGTATGTGGCTTCCTGCTCACGGATACGACCGAAGCGGGCCTCATCCTCAAGGGACTTGCCTAACTGCGAGGATACCTGCTGGATGGTGGCCTTAGAGGCATCTGTGAGCGTCCCTAAGACGACCTTAATGGTTAGCAGTGCGATTGCCTCACTGGACACTCCGCGCTTCTCCTTGAGCACCTCAGCGCCCATGCTAAGGGCCAACTCTGAGGGTACACCATGCTTAATCGGGTAGTATGCGCGAGGCTTCTTACCGCGTGCGCTTGCTTGCTCCTCCTTCCAGTCGTCAATGCGCTTGGTCAGCTGTGGGTGCAACGTTAAGACCAGCGGCTTAGCGGCCACGTTGTCAGCGAACTCCCCGGCTTTGACCTGACGTTCCAGCATCTTCAGGAAACGTTGTTCGCCCAGCTCGTACGCTTCATGCTCCAGTGCTAACTGCTCGCGTGCCAGCTTGTCCCCGTAGTGCTCGCTGAGGATGTTGTACGGAATAGCGGCCAGTTCAATCTCTGAGAAGTCATTACGTGCAATGTTTAATGCGTTCATTGTGTGCCTCTTTGTGGATAAAGTTTATCTATGGGTGCCTCTTGCGTGAGAGACACCTAAGATACACCTTGTCAACCCATAAGTCTACCCTGAAGGTAGTTATCGATTGGCAACGGCTTGCCCTGCTGTATCGCTAGGCCGGGTCCCACTTGCCATGCCAGTACCCTCTCCTCGATTTTCGCTAGGCCCTCCTTTAAAATCTCAGCGTCACGCTTTTCGCGCTCCTTCCGACGTCTAGCAAATGCTTTTGCGCGGTTTCTGCGGGCCTTGTTGTTGGCCCGACGGGCGCGACACAACGTGCTATCACGGTCTCGCTTAGCCTTGTTGCGCTTACAGCGTTCAATCATCTTGTCGTGCGCTATCTGCTCAATCTCTGCGAGCAGTTCCTCAGGCTCCAGCGAGAAAGGTTCACGGTCCCGGTCCGCTGAGAATGACACCGGGTCGGTAATCACTGGCTTTCCGTCCTTGGTGAACATGATGTTACCGCTGTGCATATCGAAGGATGCAATCCCACAGAAGAAGTCCCGAATCATCTGGCACGTCTCAATGAACGGTAAGTCCTTCTGGTGGTGCTCCTCAGGTGCATAGTCACACTCGACAAAGTAATACGCGAGGTCTGCGTAGTGGTCATGCAAGTGGTTACTGCTGCGATTGCACGGTTCCAGCTTATCAAGTACCACTGTATAGCACCCAGCGTGTCGCGCTACGTGATAGACGTTAGGTATCCCTACCCGGCCTTGGTGCATCCGGCAGAAAGCCACGTAGGCGGCTCCTGAATCCTCTTTCTTAAAGCCAACCTTAATGACCCTACCCGGTAACAGGTCGTGCTTAAACGCTGCGCTGAAGTGACCATTCCCCAGCAGGTTAAACCCCGCATCTTTGGCCTTAATATACAGGGTCTGCCAATAGTCCTGACGTTCCAGACCACAGTCGCTATCCGTATCGGCGCCGTCGGACGTCTCATGGTTCACAATGTCCGCGATGAGTGCTACCAGCAGCGGCTGGCGCTTGTCGAGTTCACAGATTGGCAGGTTACGGATGGCGTCTAAGCGTGCTTGCATATCGGCGTAGTTCATTAGGCTGATTCCTTATGGTTGTTTATTTGGATAACTTAGAAGGCGTTCTCAAGGACCATTGATATGGCGCTGCGATACATCTCGCGGGTCAGTTTGGTATCCAGCCATATCTTCGGGTACAGATTCCAGCAGCGGCCTTTCTGAGACGTTGAGGTGTCCAGCTTGCGACCGTCTGTCTTCTGCCATTCACTACTTAGCGCCTGCTCGATGCTGAGCGTCACACGTCCAGTCATCTTGGAGGCTACCGCAGTGGACAGGCCCATTGAGTCGGCCACGTCACGTAGGGTCCTGCTGTCAATGCGGTCACATACGGCCACCTTAGTGGTACCAATGTACGGAGACTCGACGACTTCTACGGGTGCTCGATTTACAGAGAGTTCCTTGATTATTTCCCGCAGGCTCTTCACCTCGGCAGTTAGTACCTGAAGCTCTCCCCTGAGTGCACTGAACTCCGCTGCGAGTTGCTTACCAGTGTCCGTTGTAGACTTCGCTATGTCATACTTCCCAGTCTTACGAATGGTCGGTAGGACCTCTTCTGTCACCCACTTGCGGAAGGGTTCCGACTGTGGTGCATGGCCACGCAGGAGGACCTTGTACGTGTTTGGTTCATCAATGAGCCACGTTGTGTCCCGCATTAAGCGACCAGACGGCTCCCTTAGCTCACCATTACAGGATAATTTATCCCCTAAGTCTCTCAGGCGGACACCGCTTGCAACACCTTTTGCGATGTAGTGGGCGATGTTCTGGTTAGCGAGACCTGCGGCCTTGTTCACCTGATTGGCAACGAATAGTATCTCATGCTCTGGGTGCCCCACGATGGCGTCCAGTGTGCAGCCTGCAAAGTTTAATTTAACGACTTTCATACGGGTTTTCCTTAGGTTGTTAGTGTGTGGCGACATAGAATACCCCGACTTTGTTTGCCTTAAAGCGGCCGTTCGGCAGCCTTACAGTAAAGCGAGGCAACACGCCCCACTTCGTGTAACTGAATGATGCTTTGTGTACCTTGAGACCCTTACGAAAGTCCCGCACAAAGTACAGGACAATCAGGGCGTACATACTAATTACGAACAGGTTTATCATACATCACCTTACGTGTGCGATAGGTCTGGGCCATTTGGGCCATGTAGTAGCCGAACCAGTCGGCCCTTGCCTCAGGTACTCCGGCGGTACACTCGCAGGCCGTCTTAAAGGCGCTGCGATATTCTTTCACGTCCTGCTGCGTGAGTCCGTGTACTGTAACCTCACTACCTATTTGCATAAATCACCTCATCTAACACGCTGTCCTCAACATGTGAGCCCGGTACAGAGTCACACAGTCTTATCGCCTCCTCCAGAGTATCTACTTCGAAGTATTCCATTTGGTTGACGTACACGTAGTAGGTGACCATCAAACAACCTCCCAGTATTGTCCGTCAATCACTGAGTAGCATTCGCCCTTTGGTGCATCCACTTGTTGCAGCGTGCCACCTAAGGCCACCTCTTTGAGCGTTGGGTATGCCTGCGGATATTCGCCAACGTCCTCGATAGACCATAGCGAGGCTGTATGGGTCTGTGAGTTCACCACCAACACAGCATCCTGCGAGTAGGTCTTACAGGCCAGCCACGTCAGCTCTGCGGCTTGCTTCTCAGTACATTCGACCTTGAGCGTACGTTCTTGCGTTGCCTCAGGCATACCATCTTCCTTAAAGCAGCCTTGCACGTGGGCATCACGGAGGTTACCGTATGCACCCGGATAGGTCTTAATGGTGCGTACGAGACCCTTGAGCATCATCTCGTTAACTTCAAGCGACTCATGGCCACGATAAGCAGTAACGAACACGAATACCTTGTTAGCTGGCTCTTTGGTGTAAATCATGGTGTATATCCTATGGTTAGTGGTTATCTTTCAGGCCACCACTTAGATGACCTGTCGTTAAACACTACTAGTTCACAAAGTACGGTGCTGAAGCACTTGCGGTGGCGCTTACTGTTATCTGCGAGTCAATCAGGTAGTCTACGCCGTCAATGCGTACTGACTCCATGCTCCAGTTGCTGAAATACTTACTGGTTACCTTGCGTACTACCGTGCGGTGACGCTTACCGGTCTTATCGAACTCCTTGAGCTGTATCCATGCGTAACCCTTATCGTTCACGAAAATTTCGTTATGGTTGACGATAGATGATAGCTTTAAGGTCTCGGTAGTTCTCATGATGTGCTACTCCAATTAGTGATTATCAGCGTGGCCACTCTCAGGGTGACAGGACGTACCTTGCCAGAGACCTGAATGTGACCACTAGTTAAACACTATTGTCATGGTGTACATATCAGCGACTAATCCATATTGTTAAAGAGCTTTAAGTGCAGGTTTCGTTAGCACCTAGTCACTTTCAGTGTGTGACCTCACAAGAACGTTATGTAGTGCATGTGGTACAGCTTACAGTTTTTAAAGGAGACTGTCAACCTGTTATTCTTTTATGCGATGAGTGACCGAATTCGACTCACGGCTAGTGCCTTATCCTTGGCGGGTCACGGGCAGGTTTCTCGGTTCCTATCCCTACGCCCTTACTACATGTCGTACATCTTACATTGTATCTTTACTGCTTGTCAACACCTTTCCTACCGTGACACCTCATGTTGTTTCAGAGGGTAGCTGTTGCTGTTACCAGCGTTGTGTTGACGTTGTGTAGCTTACTGCTTTGTTACCGTTGAGTCAACCATTTTCGTACGTCCGGTTGATGACTACTTGAGACCCTCAGTCTAACCAGATAACTCGCGGTATTGTCTGGTTGTTGGCGACGTTGTGTCTCTCAACGGTTGCTAATGTCTCATAACGGAATCTGAATGTCAATACTTAAAGTTAAACTTTTAGTTAGACCTATAGTGATAGTGTTCTTATTGGTGATGGTCTCTCAGTAAGACCTTGAGTGTCTCCTTATAGTGATACCTAATTGGTGGATGTGTTGACAATGGCCCCCAATAGCCTTATAGTGATGACTCACCGGATGGCCCATGGTTAACCTAAGGTATATGGTCTCAGGTATTACCTCAGGTCTAACCTCAGGTTGTTACTTAAAGAGGCCCAACAGATAGGGACACAGAGACATCAACATATAGTCACCCAAGGTCCCACTCACCACAACATATAGTATCACCCAAGGTTTCCCATCAGTCCCACCTAAGGTTTAACCTTCGGTTAGGGTGGCCTATGGTTACTTTGAGTGAACTGGAGGGTACCGGGGGGATAACCAAAAGTGTAAACTGTGAGATGTACACTCAGAACTTTATGTCAAATTCTTAAAGGTAACCTCAGGTAGTCCTCAGGTCATTGCATAGACCCGTAGGTAGACCCAGTGAATCACCTAAGGTTAACTTTAAGTATTGACTGTAGAGGGATGGAGTGGTGTATGCTGATAAGCATCACTACGGAATCCCTAGCGCGTCAGGAAGACCCTAATCGCTACAAGTGAGTAGAGAGCACACGAGAGTCTCCAGTCCACTGAGTTGCTGCTGAGTAACCAGTGAAGCCCCAATGGCACCAGCAAGTACCAGCAGAAATCGCCAAGTAGTCCTATGGCGCAGTAAGGTTAACAATAAGCGCATAGGTCCTCCTTGTGTTAGCTCTTAGTGTCCTTTAGTTAGAGGGTGATATTATCATCACTACCCTCTCTCATAGAGGAGACCTGTAGTGCATAACTATATGAATGAAACTTTAAGTAGTCTTATAGTAAGTCTTTAGGGGTCTCTCCCTATAGTGCTACCTAATTCCAAGTGTCTGTTATGCCTGAAGTTTTCCTGAAGTGGCCTTCCGTGGCCTAATGAATCCTTATGCACAATCCCTGCATAATCACCATGCGATGAACATAGTGTCATCCCCATCGTCTTCCCAGCGGATGTCCACACCGTTGCTACTGGTGGCCCGGAACTGGGAGATGTTACTAAGGGGCTTCTCCATATGGTGCTCCAAGAACTCCTGAAGTACCTCAGCCTCTATCTTCACAGCGTCCTGCTGCATCGTAGAGCGCAGGAACTCGACACCCAATGCTAACGCATCAAGTCGGTCATCGTGTGCCACAGCGCCCTTCTCACGACTCATACGGGTCATCTGGTAGAACAGGCTGTACTTCAGGGCGTGCTTACCGTCTGCATCACGTGCCGTCTGGTAGTCCTGTCGGATAACCTCATCGCGGATGACCAAGCGGTGACTTGCCAGTACAGGCTCAAGGGTATCGCAGATACGGACCTCTTTCATGCCACGAGCACGAATCTCTTCGAGTTGCGCTGGGTGATGCTTCAGGAGCACAGGCTGGAAAACGTTACCGAACATACCGTCACCGAAGTTGCTCTCGAAGACCACAGTCTGCACCTGCCACTGCTTTGCCTTCTTAGCGAGGAACTCAAGGGACTTCTCTTCGTAACCGCGAGTACCGCCAGCGTCCATCAGGTAGATGTAGCCGTTGAGGGTGTACAGTACGCACCAGCCAGTCTCATCCTTACCGCGACCACTGGGGTCAATGACCAGAATCTTGCCCTGATACGCACCAGTGTTACTGGAGGCTGTATGGAAGGAGTAAATCTCGTCACCCTTCATACCCACGTTAGGAAGCTCCTCATTGCGGTTCTGGCGGTTAGGCAGCCACTGGTAGTGCATTGGGGCCTTGTCCAGCTGTAGACCGCACACGATAGCGTCACGGAGGCGTAGAGGGTACTTCTCGGCGTCACTGAGGTTCGGGTTGAGCATGAACTGAAGCGTGTAGCCAGCCTTGCCGTATTCCACCTCACGTTCCTGAAGGTCCATGGAGTCGAATCGCACCGGGTCAGTAGGTTGACTGCTGAGACCCTCTTTGTCCTCATCGTACTCACTGCGAAGCATTGGGGCCAGACGGTCGCCATAGTACAGGTCTTCCTCTTTGGAGCGAGGATACTGTGCAGGCCAGATAATCGTCGAGTACCCACGGTTGTCCTCAAGTTCCTTGTAGAGCGTCATCTCGGTCTGAGGGGTACCCAGATAGATAACACGGCTAGTCGGTAGAGGTTTCAACAGTGCGGCGAACTCTTGAACCAACGTCCAGAGTTTCTCGCGGGCACCTTGAGTTGCAGAGTTACCGGGAATCTCCACGTCATCCGCAATGATGATATCGGCACGGCTACCCGTAAGCTGACCCGTAATACCCACAGACTTAACTGACGGGCTGTGGTCAGGCTTGGCAGGGCCTACATCAAAGCTAATCACGGAGTCACGCTGGCCGGGGCGAGGCTTAAGCTCACTCAGGAAAGGCAACAAGTCGATGATGTTCTTGATGAAGATGGAGTTAGCATCCGCACGTTCCTTTGAGGCTGAGACAATCAGTATCTTTAACTGAGGGTCACGCCATAGGGTCCACACTACGAACGCACACGTGATGAACGACTTCCCGATACCACGGAAAGCCTGAAGGATAAACTTCTTGTTCTTGGGGTCTGCCAGACACTTGGCCATGTCGATTTGACACTTGGTTGGTTCCGGCAGGTTCAGGGCCTTCCAGAGCACGAAGAGAAAGGCGACAAAGTCACCCTTCAGTTGCGCAATGATTAAGGCGTTCTTGGCTTGCTGAGAGTTACTCAATGTTCACCTCCTTTCCGCTGTAGCTTGCGAATGGTGTCCTGTAGGGCCTTCTCTTTGAGGTCGGCCTTCTGGGTTATTGCGATAAGACTTCGAGCAGTTGCTTCGTGTAGTTCGACGGAACCATCAACGAGGCATCGACCGTCTGGTCCTGCGGCGACACTGGTAGGTTTGACTCTGACGCGCAGCCGCTTATTGTCGCTACGCAAATCAGCAATAATCCTATCAGTGCTGCCCTCCAGCCCTTCAAGGTCTGCTTGGTACTTAGCCGATACTGCGTCAATCGCTTTCTGAGCTTCAGCTCTAGCCGTTTGCTTCTTAACGTACTCATTCTGTACTTCCTCCTTCCATTTGGCGTCCGTAGATTGTGAACCCAAGTGCCACCCGAAGGCAAACACCATGATAGCCACAAGATACGGGACGATTCTCTTTGTGAACTCCAGCATAATGCCTCCCGTTGTTTCTCAGATTTCACGTAGGAACGCCTAGCGTAGTGCAATGACATCCATAAAGGCACTACATATAGTAGTACCTTGAGTATATCACTGTAGGGTGAACGTATCGTCGTCTGTCAGACCATCAGCACCCACCTTGGAGTTGTAAGCCTCCAGACCCTCAGCCAGTCCGCCCAAGATGTTAACGTCAGGGGTCAGCTTAGAGATTTGGAACTTATGACGCTCCAGTAGTTTACCAATGGCGTTGTACAGCTGAGGGGTCCGCTTCTCTGGATTCTTCAGGTCCATGAGCATCTGCTGAGCCATCTCAGTGTCTAACATTTCGAGGAACTTAATCAGGTCCATATGTTACTCCTTATAAGTCTGGGCGCTCATCTTTCATGAGTCACCTCTGTTTGCTTTCTTCCAGTCAATGATTTTGTCGACTACCTTGGCACCAATCTGAACCACTGTGTAGGCGATTGCCGCGACGTAGAACCACTCGTTGAGTGAGAGGCCCCAAAAGAGCCTCGCTACACCGTCAGCCCCAGCGACCCCCGCAATGGGAGCCGCCTTGATAACTTCGTTGTTGAAGTCTAGGGATAACATACTGCCCCCTTATGTTATGAAGTGGTAGGGACTGATTACCTGAGGTTGGCCTTTCGAGCCAATTGGTGTTGTGAATAACCACACCTCAGATTCACCATCCTTAGTAATGCCGGCATTTGGACCACCATGTCTACAGTTATACAGGTACACCCGAGCCTTCCCGACAACACCGCCCTGACCAGCAGCGAATGACGCTCCCCCGAGGTAGTTACCCTCACGTGAGCTATCTCGCGCCGTACAGTTGAAGTTACATGTTACAGTCCCATCGTGTACATCGTGTACAACCCTACCGTAAGTCTCGTAATACTCCCCCCCAATTCGAATTCCTACAGCACCATCGTGAGCTGTTGAGCCGTTATTGTTCGGAAGCATATCGAACCCTGAGCGTCTTCCTATGCAGTTTAACTCAATGAACCAAGGCTTAATACCTAGGCCGAGCACGTCCGAGTGATAGTTCCATGCGTCCTGCATACCGTACTCTGCAATACAACCAACGGCCACAACGTTGTATCCCCTGCTGTTGAATGAGTTTTCAGTACAGGTTAGCCCGAACTTGCAGTTGTTCAAGCGAAGCACGGCGCCTGCCTTACTGGCATCCCTGACCTCGGCGTGGAACCCTCGGAAGCTGTAGCGGAACTCCACATTCTCAATATAAACATTGGAGTTATCCTGCACACGCCCGTTGGTAATCTGGAGAATCAACTTAACGTTAGCATCAGGCGCTCGACTGTCGTTAAGTTGGAACGTTATGGTCGACCCGCTGACGAAGCTACGGCCAGGACCTACTTCAGCGAGAGACGCGACGTTTGTCAGTACCTGCTCATGGCCGTACTTATCGACAACACTCTTATCGATAATCCTGAATGCAAGACCCTGAGTGGCTGAGTAAACACCGGGTCTACCTTCGACTGGGGTGAACGTGACTGACTCCGCCTCACCGGATAACACCGGGCGCTGGTCACCGTACCCAATAATGTCTACGTCCCGGTCTACGATGGAAACGTTCCACGTGTAATCACGAGTGTATGGTGTTGGGCCACCTTTAATCTTGATGACCCTAGCGGGCGGGTTCTGCTCGATAGCTTTCTTTATGCGCTGGAATGGTTTATCTAAGGAGCCATCCCCGGACGTATCACTACCAGCAACAATGTCCACATGATAGGTTAGAGAGTCCGGCGGTGCCCGGTAGGTGGTGATGTCGTAGTCAGTATAGAACTGCACACCTCCAGCCGGACTGTAAGAACTCATAATGTTGAATCTCTCGGTTATTCTGGCCAGCTCAGAAGGTAACCATGTGATAGTTATCGGGTCGTTCCCCATGATAAATGCACTCCTATTCAAGCTCCCAACAACTTCCGCAAGACTGCCCTCCCTTACGTGTGCAACAACCGGTTTACCGTCCGTTGGGTAGGAGGTTACAGGGGAGAACGTACCGTCACTATTAGCAACAATCGCTACAGTTGACGATGTTAATTGTACTACCGAGGATTTCCCTTGAAACCGGGCATCTCCGTGCAAGAACACCCCTCCGTTAAATTCTACATTGGTTGTCCCCTGAATAACCCACCAGTCAGGGGCCACGAGGACCCCGTTAAGTGAGACAAACAGTTCATCAAACGCTTGTTGGACGGTGCGCCCATCCTTGAGTACACCAATTGTTGAGCCTTTCGGCTGATTAAATTTTGGTAACATGTAGCCTCCTTGATTGGCGAATAGGGATTATGACCTGTCCAGCACAGCCTGTACCGTCTCACCGCTGGTTGTACCAATGATGCTAGCTCCTGCGGTTGAAGATAGGAGGTCCTCAAGCGGGACCTTAGATTCTGTGGTCTGCGCCACGAGAAAATCTCCCGCTTGGAGGGGTTGTGCTAGGGTTAACTGTTGGGTAGATAAGTTGAACTCAAAGTGATAGTTTAACTCTTGGCGACAGCCATTTACCTCAAGATATGGAACGGCGAACACGGTGGTTGGTTTATTAATAGTGATAACCTGTTCTCCCCCTACAGCGCTCCCATTGTTATACACCCACGCAACACCTCTAACAAGGGCTGTATCCTCCGCGAACTTGTTAAGGTACTCACGAAATTCGGCATCAAGCTCTTCCATGTCCGAAAGTATGCCACCAGCCTCACCCAAAGTTGTATCCAGCTGATTCTTATTGACTGCATCTGTACCGTTGATACCCGGAGCCAGTCTAACGATTCTACGGTTACGTGCGTCAAGGTTACCAGCATCATCCTGAGGCATTGTCATAAGTGCCGCATCGCGTGCTTCCTCTGCGATATGTGCCGACTGTATCTGAGACACGTTAAGGTCAGCAGCACGGAGAACCGAGCCATCACTGAAGTCAACGATTCGCTCAGACGCTGAGGTGAACCGTCGGATTTCCACACGGTCGAACCCAGATGTATCCACAAGGAGCTTCACTCTGGTCTTAGACACGTAGCGGTACTCAGTGATGTTGCTCAGCAGTCTGCGGTTGTCGTCTGACACCAGCGACACACGGACAAACTTGCGGGACAGGTAGTCGAACGGGATGTCGAACTCAGTGGCCCCCACCGGGTACTGGATGACTGTTTTAATTTCTTGGTCCATCGTGACCTCCTTTAATTGAATGGGGAAGGGAAACCGTGCTGGTCTCCCTATAGTGCTACCTAATTAGTTGGGTTTAGGCTGCTGTTTGATGGTTACTCCGTTAGCCTCATAGATTTTCATGATGAGCTGTTGGGTCAGCGGGTCGTTAGGCACAAGCTCCTTGGTGGAGTTCATCAGGCCAGTCATGTAGTCTCGCTCAGTCGGCTTGTTGGGTGCTGTAGCAACACCGTAGGCGTTCTTGGCGGTCGCAATGACGTTCCCTACGTAACCCAGAGCTGGGACCTGAGACCCCAAGTTACCCGCAAGGTTGCTCGACTCGGCTCGACCTTTGGACGCTCCGCCTTTCTTCTGGAACTGTTCCTCCTTAGGTAAGATGGTAGAGCGCAGCATGTTAGCGTCTTGGAACCCAGCGGCACCTGCAATCATCGACACGATGGACAGCGGGGCGCCAGTGTGGGAACTTCGAGTCAACGCTGCGTAGCCCAGCATGGTCGGGTTCAGGGCTTTCTTCAGGTAGTCCTTACGCTGAGACTCTTGGAGGCCGTAAGCCTTCACGTGGGCCTGCATCGCAAAGTAAGTCCCGGCGATACCAAGCGACAGGATGTGGGTCAGTGCCATGTCGATAGCGCGGTTGTTCTTGTAACCCTCGTAGAAGGACCGAATGAACTTGGCGTTGAGCGACTTGATGGTGAAGTTCTTGAACTGCATAGCCATCTTGACACCAGCGCCATACGCCTTGGAATCTTGCTGGGACACCTTGTGAGGCCTCAGCATGGTTTCATCGGCGACCTTATCAGCAAGACGCCACAGGTCCATCGCTCTCGGGTCCTGACTGAAAGCCTTCTTGTCCTTGATGGTGAACTGGCCGTTATCGTCACGAGTCGCGTGGTCGACAAAGAGCTGCTTGATTCCCTTCCATTGCTCAGGGCTGATAGAGGCAGCTTTGAGGAAGTTCTCTTTGCCAAACTTGGAGCCCTTACCGCCTAGGGCCGCACCAGCCACATCACCGAGCACACCCTGACGGGCAGCGTCCAGAATGTAGTTAGCCGTACCGTTCAGCATCTTGGTCCAAGGGGAACGAGCTGACAGCTCCTGAGTACCGAACTTGATGGTACCAATGACTGACGCCATGGCTCCACTGGTATCGGACGACTCACGGATTCGCTGTACGATATCCTCACGCCCCGGACGGATTAACTGGTCAAGTTCCTTACCGAACAGCGCCCCATGGAGTTCACGGAGTTCACTACCGGACACCGGAGAGGTTCTGGTGGCGAGGTCACGTAACGTTGGGATACCGTGCAGCATCGCCTTAACGTTACCCTTGGCCAACATCCCAGCAATCTCTGTGAGGTTCTGCGGACCCATGTAGAAGTTCTTAGCGAAGAACGCTAGGTCATTCAAGGAGCGCATAGCCGTCTCAAAGGCTGTATCGTTGTTACGGCGAGCACGACCAGTGAGAATCTTAACGGTGTCCTTCAGCGCTTCCACTTCACCCTTCAGTTGCCCCTTACGTTCGGCCCGCTTATCTAACGCCATGATTTCATCCTTGAGCTGCTTCGTGGTCTTCCCACTACCACCCATGATGGAGATATCACCGTTAACTCGGCGGTCGTACGCTGGGATAATCCGTGCCATGTCGAAGTCCCTCAGGTCGTTGACGCTGAAGGTTGACCCATCCGGTAAGGTAACCGGGAGGTCGCTGTCGAACATGTTACGGGCCTCAAGGAACGAGTTGTTCTCGATTCCTACCAGACCAGTGATATTCTCATCAATGATGCTGGATGCTGTGAAGTCCTCAGTATGACTGATACCGTACGCCTTATCCATAGCGTGCTTCTGGACCACCTCAGGTGTCACTTGGTCTACCGACTTGTAGCCATTGAGTTCCATCAGGTACTCGTCGACACGTGCCTTGACCTCAGGCCGCACTCGGTAACTGGTAAGCCAGCTCTGAGCGATTGCCTGTTGAAGTCCTTCAGGTCCACCCAGCTTCTGAATCATCAGCTCCTTAGCACCCCTGTCGTACACGTTAGGCACGTAGGTACCCTTGTGGCGACTACCGGGGAAGATGCTCACGGCGTTAGCGTTACCGAAGATACCCGGCTGTTCCATCAGCTCACGCTTGGTGTCGAAGTGCTCTTTCAGCAGGTCCATCACCTCACGTTCACCTTTGGTCAAATCAGCCTGTAACTCTGGACGCTCAATCGCCAAGGCAGCACGCTTGTAGACTTCCTGACGGATGGCTCTGCGTGACATCTTCTGCTCGCCCACGGAGAACTCTGGGTCCTTCATGGCACGGTCAACAGCGCCATACAGTTGGTTGTACATCCGTTGGTCAGTCGCATGGAGCCGCTCATGGATGTCCGAAGCTGTAGCCCCGAACTTACCGCTAGACCCTGATTGCATCCCTGTTGGAGAGCGCACGAGGTCCTTAGCGATTGCACGAACACCAGCATCCTTGGACCCTAAGGTCTTCAGGCCAATCTCAGTGAACCCACCGAGTTTGATACCGGGAGCTGCACGCTCTGGGTCAATCTCTGCGAAGTCACGTTGAGTCCTTGGGTTAAGCGGGTTGGTATCGCTCAGGATGGAACCATTGGCCAGAACCACTGCGCCCTCTTCGGTCGGGTGGTCGGCGAACGGAACACCTCTGTGGTCCTGCTCGAACGAGAAGTTCTCTGGAGGTAGCGTCGAGGTGTCGTGACCGCCAGTGTTGATGGCAGTCTCTCGCGCTTCCATGCGGAGTGCTGGACCAGCGAACTCATTCACGGAGTCTACTCCACGAGCCTTGCGGATACCAGCGGCCACAGCGTCACTGAGAGCCGACATGCCAGCACCGAACAGTAACCCTCCAAGTGCCGCATCAGCGTAGTGAGCTTCGCCACCAGCGACTGACGTACGGATTCCCTCGGAGGCAACACTGAGTGCTCCAGCTTGTGCACCCACGACCAGAGCCTTATTGATTACCTTGAGTCCCTTTCCGGCCACGCCTACAAGCGGCACGTAACTCAGTGGGTCGACCCCGGCACCAACAATACCAGCTGCGAGCTTAGCACCTGTGCCTGCCTCAGCGGCCCTTTGGTCAGCCGCGAAGTTATCCTTGGCCAGCTTAATGAGGGCGTCCCAGTTCTCACCATCACCACCAGTAACCACACCGTAGTAACTCGGAGGCAGCCCGGAGTCCCGCAGCTTCTGCAAGTCTTCCTTGGACGGAACGTATGAGTTCCATCGAGTCGGGGTTATTGTGTCCTTGAACACATCGTACCCATTATCTGCACGAGCTGCACGGAATGCCACACCTAAGGTGGAGTTCTGGAGTTGGGCCTCAGCAGCATCGCCGAAGCCGAAGAAGGTAGACCGAGCGTTATACTCATCGAGGGTCGTCCCGGTCTTCTCCCAGAAGTCCTTAGCGTATGGTACGTTGGGCGCAGGTTGCTCTACACCCTCTACGTCGAACCCATGGGACTCCGGCAGCTCAGTACCAACTTTACCAGCCTTAGCGATACCCTTGAAGGCATCCTCTGCGGGAATCCCTTTACCCTTTGGGGTGATACCGCCGAACGCTTCCAGAGCACCTGATTGAGGACTCTTGGCCACGTCCAGCAGCTTGCGCATGTAGTTACGCCCTTCCTCCGAGATAGACCCGAAGTCTCCCTTGTCGTACGCTTGTAGCTGGGGAGCACCCGCTGGGCCTTCCCCTTGGTTGTACGCTAGGGCCGCTTTCAGCTCATCCCCATTGTACTTCTTAACGAGGCTCGCAAGCAGCTTAGCGCCAGCGTCAATGGCTAACTCAGGGTTGTAGCGCCCGTCGTCGTCACCATCGGTCACGTTAAGGCCCATCGCTCTGGCCGTGTTGCGGGTGAACTGCATGATTCCCTTAGGGCCAGTCTTAGAGACGGCCTTAGGGTTGAAGGATGATTCGTTAAACGATAACTTACGCAGGAGGTCGTAGGAGACCCCATGAGAGTCTGCTGCCTTCTGGAAGATGCCATCGTAATCGCTAGGTTTAGACTTATCGTAGCTCATGTTGTCTCCTTAATGGTTATTGGTCACCACCCCCATAGATGAACTTCGGAGTGGCTTTACGTTTTGCACGGACACGCTCACCAGCGGCCTTACGGGCCTGAGTGGCTGCGGAGATAGGCGCACGCTTGGTTGCTTCCTTCAGTGCCTTCTCTTCGGCTTCCTTGGCCAGTCTCTGCTGCTGTTCCTGATAGGTTCGAGTCAGTAGCTCCTTGTCGTAGCGGATTCGTACGGTACCAGTGGTGTCCATCATGTAGATAGAGTCACCCTGCTGGTACATCGTCAGCTGCTTGTTGGTCACCCAAGGGTTAGCCGCGATGATTCCCTTACGGGCTTCTTCGAGGATGTCTCGGCCCTGCTCCCAGCTCTTAGGGTCATCACTGACCTGCAAGATGTTCTTCGGGATAATACCAATGGTATCACCATCCACGTCATCACCTTTGAAGGTTACAGTGGATTCCTTGAGGAACTTGTCGACCTGCTGCATCGCCATGTCGCTGTTGCCTGTACGGTACTTGACGCTGTCGTAAATCTTACGGGCCATACCATCTAGACTAGCTGGAATGCGGGACAGCTCGGGAGACTCTGAGTTGTTCTTCAGGGACGCCCACGCTTTATCATCCTCGTACTGCATCTCTTTGGTGAGACTGCGGCGAGAACGGTCAGCGTCGATGAGAATCTGCTGGTCAATGCCCTGCTTATCCATCATGTCCATAGTCAGGAACAAGTCAGCCTTGTCGGGGTACAGTGCAGCGAAGAGGTCAGGGTCGGTGTTACGCATGGTTCGCAGCTTGTTCAACGCTGTGGTGTCCTCCGGTAACTTACCGTTAATCACAGCGGCAGACCACTCGGACCCAGCGTCGGTTACCATCTGGCCCACAACGGTACGGAAGGCTCCACCCTCTGAGTCTGCCCGTAGGTAGCTCAGCTTCATGCGGTCCTTCTGTTGCTCCGTGAGCTGCATCTGGTCAATCTCAGCCAGCTTACCGTTAGCGTAGTTCACCATATCACTGTGAGTGAACTCTCCGGTGTTCTCGTTGGTCGGCATATCCTTGTAGCTGGTAGACACGTACTGACCGTTGATACGCTTGGTGAACTGCTGGTCGATTACCTGATTCTTGTTGATGGCCTTCTGGCGCTTGTCCATCTCTTTGGCTGCCGCTTGGGCCTCCTGACGGAAACGGGTCTGCATCTGCTCCTCAGCCTGAATCAAACGCTCACGCTCTGGGGTCATCTGCTCACCGGGTTGCAGGCGGTCAAGGTCTGCCTTAATCCCCTGAATCATCTCCCAGCCCTTACTGGTGTCGTCTTGGTTCAACGCGCTGGTAATACCGAGGCGGAAACCCTCAGACAGCTTAGCGTCATTGTCGAACTGGGTCGACTGGGCCTTGACCATCAGGGCATTCCACTGCTCCTCTCCCATCAGCTCCTTATAGGTCGTGGTCTTCCCGTTAAGGGTGACCGGACGGCCCTCAAGGCTCTGGAGGAAGTTGGTAGCACCCGGACGCTGAATGACGTCGTTAAGGGACCCGATGATGACCTGCTGCGCCTGAGCGTCGCTAGGGATACTCCCAGTCTTAAGCGCATTGTCAATGTAGCGCTGGAAGAACTCACCGGACTCTGGACGAGCCAGAACGGCAGGGTCTTTGAGCACGCCTGACAGCTCCACCTTCGATGCCAGTATGGCTCCCTTCTGGGCTTGCTCACTAAGGAACGTATCGTGCTTACCGTACAGCGAGATGTTGCGCTCAGTGATGTTCGCGTTGAACCCTCTCTGGAACTCAGAGTCCTCAGGGTTAATCATGAACTGTTCAGCGAACTCATTGGCACCTTCGGTCAACCGTTTGTGGCGGTACTCTTCCATCTCAGCACGAGTTCGGAACTCACCGTTCTGTACGCGCTGTGCTACTTCATCGTCAATGAGGAACGCTGCGTTACGTCCAGTCTTGAACCGTAGGGCCTCCATAGCGTACGGGTCGTCCTGATATAGCAGGGTACCGTTCTTGATTGCCTCTCGGCGCTGCTCTGGGGTCAACTTACGGATAATCTCATCAGACCGCTCATCGGCCTTGTCCCGTTGACGCTTGTCATAGGCATCCGCTGCCCCACCCATAGCAGTACCAAACTTCGCCAAGGACTGCACGAGGTTTGACTGTCGGAACCCTTCCTGTTGGATGGTCACTGGTCGATACTGCATGGACGCTGAGCCACCACGGATACGGGTAGACCCGGCCTGTGGTAGCTGGCTTAATGCTTGTTCTAATTTACTGGCCATTATTTACCTCCTACCTTGGTACCTTGGGCCTGATTGATTGGTGCCTTGGTGCCCTTGCTATCGAACGCACCAGAAGCATACGCGGATGCACCCTGTGAGGTCATCAGCGCCAGTGGGTCTAGTACCTGCTCCAACTTAGACTTACCTTTGCCCTCAGCCTTCTGCATGGACTTAACTTGGTCAATAGTCGACTCAGAGTTACCCAGCTGCTGAGCGAACAGTGACGCATAGTCTCGACGGTAGTTATCGGTGACCGCGTTGGCCTCCCTAATGAACTTGCCCTCCTCGATTCGACTGATACGGTCCATGCTGGCACCCTCAAGGTTTCCCTCTCCGATTGCTGCACGGATTGTACCCATAGCCTGAACCTTATCGAGATTCTTCGCGGTCAGGTCCGCACTGGCTTCTTCCAGCTTCTGCTTCTGCTCAAGGCTGGCGTTAGCGTTCTGAATGTTTGACTCTTTAATCATCTGGGCAGACTGTCGGCGCATCTGGTCATTCTGAAGGCCAATCATCTTGGCTTCATTACGTGACTGACCGATGGCCTGCACCGCCGTCATTGCGATAGGAATAGCTGCCATCCAGCACATAGTTACCTCCTCGTTATGGTGAACAGTTGGAACTTCCCACCCTGAGTGTACTCCTCGTGGAATACAGCACCGATGGACTTAAGGAACCGCTTGTGGGGACCGTTACCTACCCACACGAAGTTCCACAGGGATGGATAAACATTTAATAACATGTCCCTGTACTCCATGATTCTCTCACGGAACTCCAGTTTACCAGCCCTGTCGAGTCTCCACACTTGGTCACTCGTGACGAACCAGCACTGGTCTCCACAATGTCCACCTATAGCCAAAGGAAAACCATCGTGGTCTAACGTGACACACTCAGTAACCGCTGGGAACGATGGTTCTATACCCATGGCCTGCGCCTCAAGTACGTCATGGTAGGCCGGGATGAATAACTCGAAGTCATTACTTACAGTGTTTCTTATGTACATGCTTTAAGTCCCCTCTTAGTGTGGTCCCCCTATAGTGCTACCTAATTGAGCAACACCACAGGGAGACGTTCAGTTAAATACCGTTAGCGCGTCTCATGTAGTTACCCTCCCAGCCGCACCCAATGATTGACACTGGGGAAGCATTGAAGGAACTCAAGGACACCTTCTGATACAGTGCGTTACCTGTCACCGGGAAACGATACTGACCAGTAGTTGTGGCCTTCTGACCCAGCCGTAAACCAGTAGAACCAACTCGGGCGTTTACCAGATAGTTGAACTCGCGGCTACCGTTGTCGACGCTCACAGTGAACGCTCCGGTGTTCTGATAGTTCACCCACGCTCTACGCAGCTGTAGACGACCAGAGTCCTCAGTGGACGTTGTGCCGTCATTCTGCTCCTGCTTGATGAGGAACCGACTGAACACATACTGGAAGTCATATAGGAACCCAATGACGATATCCTTACCGGAGATGTCACCGCTAATGCGGATGTCTGGGGTCGAATCCCAAGAGTCACCCATCGGCTCATACTCGGTGATTTTACCGTCACTCTCGCAGATTGCCACCGTACCCTTGGAGAAGGATGCACCGTAGATGTCCTTGACGTTCACTACCGTCTGGTTGGTCTCGATGTCGTACGCAGTCTCTGAGATGTGGTATGACCGCTTGGCATCCACATGGAACCTGTAAGGCTCGAATGGGAAGTCAGTTGACTCCTTCTTAAAGTCCACAGCGGCTATCCACACGTTGTAGGCGTTCCGCATCAGTAGGTACATCGTTGAGTTGATGCAGTTTGATGCCATCACCTCCACACCATCACCGAAGTCCCAGTGGGACCACGACTGCTGCCGGATGTTCTCATCCATGTAGAGGAACTTGTAGATGAACACCTTGCTGGGAGCACCTTTTGTCAGCACACACGCGAAGTTCTCCGTACCAGACCCGTTGATGCTGTACACACCGTTCGGGATGTAGTTCGGGACGTGGGCCGTCATGTCCTCTGCGTTCTTCACAGAACTTACATCCTGTACCGCGTAGTAGCGCATGATGGACGTAAAGGAGCTTCGAGGGGACGCATAGTAGATGTTCCTGCCGATACCGTAAGGACGCGCACGGTCTGACACATCGAACTGAGTGGTCAGGTCCAGCTGCGCAGTCTTAGCGGACAACACACCGTTTGCCGACAGGACGAACTGTGCCTCATCAGACCACAGCAGAAGCTCCTCAGCGAAGCTAACAGCGTACTTAAGGACCGATACTCGGTTATGACTCACGGCAACATCCAGCGGGTCATCGTCCGTGTAGTTGGCCACTGACGGCGGGTAGAACTCGAAGTATTTACTGGTACGGGACATCACTATGTTCTCCCCAGAGATGAACCCTAAGCGGTTCCTGAAGAAGAACACGTCAGTTATCGTAGAGTTCACAAAGGATGGCTGAGGGTTGGTATCCTCGTCGCCCGCACGTCGGTCCTTCCAATCGTGATACCCTAGGTCAAAGTTGCCGTCAGCTGCGCGAACCAGTGTCCAAGGCATAGTGGTGTAATCCAGCCCTATCGAGATGTTCCATCCAACAGTTTCCTTCCAGACCTTCTGACCCTTGTCGTACTTAACGTAATACTGGTCGGCGGTCTTTGACGTATCTCCGACAATCTTCACCATGTACCCATCTGGCGCGTTCAGAGGCAACTTAGAGAAGCTCTGGACGTAATGGGTGACAGGATTGATTAGCTGGTCCGCATAGCCATCCTTTGTCTCCAAGATGTCAATGGTGGTATCTGCGGGAGCAATACAGTGAATGAACCCTGTTCCCACGTTAAACGTCCACGTAGGGTGTGCCGCTCTGAGAAGAGTCGCTATGGCCTCAGCGATAGCCTGTGCGTCGACCTTAGGCGGGTCGTCCTTAGCGTTGTCACCCGGAGGGAGCTGGTGGCTTACCCAGACGCCGTTAATGTTCACTTCGAGCTTTCGCCCGTACTGACCACCGCGAACGTTAATGAGGGCGTCAACGTTATCCCTGAAGGTACCACCGTTGGTCAAGTGCTGACTTTCTCGGACCTGTCTGGTACGATTCACGATGAACGTGTAGTCAGCCACTGTGACCATCCGCAAGTTATCCTTAGGGTTATTGACGGTAACGTATGAGCGGTCACCTCGGACCTGATACTCATAGCCGGACAGGTCGAATACCCGAACGTCATTCCCTGTGAACACAGCGTAATACTGCTCGTATTCGTCACGGTTGATGAGGTGGATGTAGGGGTCTTCCCCAAGATACCCACGGCCTCCTAAGGACTTGATGAACACCATAGGTGGTCGCTTCTGGAGACCCTCAGTCTCGGAGGACCAACCGTTGACCTGAAGCGAACCCTGCTCTGGGTACCGTAGGATTTCAGGCTGTTGGCTAATGCCTCCCTTGAGGTTCTTGATTGATTGTGATACGAGAGCCATTTGGTCCTCCTTAGTTTCTGATTAACGACCGATGAGACCCTGTACGTACGCGTCACCGTCAAGCATGTTGTACTGCCCGAAGTCCATCTCGTACTCGTTGCACGCCATCCGTGCTTCCATCTCTTCCTGTGCCAACGAGTTCTCTACGTCCTCCGCCCCGAAGAACCGAGAGTTGAACTGGCGGCTGGCCTTGGTGACAATCCACTGGCGGAAACACTCAGGCATCTCATCGTAATCCTGAAGGGTAATCAGGGTCACGGTGATTGGCCCAGAGAAGGTATCTGTCCCTGTGGACTTATCGTACACCCAACCACCACGGTTAACGTACTGGCCACCAAGGATTGACAGGTAGGCCGGACGGAACGGGATGAGTCCAGTGCTGGCATCCGGGGTCAATGTGGCCGACTCATTGATATTGAAGGCCCAGCCTTTAGACTGAATCTGGCGGTTAATCCTGTTGAGGATACGACGAGCGTTCGCCACGTCTGCACTACCATCTTCGTCAAGGGTTGTCACCGGGGATTCACCGATGGCTGCGAGCATCTCGTTGACAGCATCCAGCTCAGCGGCAGACCCAAAGTAAGCATCTTGCATGTTCATATTGTAAGCTCCTAACGAAAAACCCCTCAGAGACCGTGAGTGGTCCCCAAGGGGTTTGGCTTATTAGTTAGTCACGACCAGCTTAAAGGACTTCATTTCAGACCCGTCAAAGCTGACAGTTACTAGAGTTTCGCCTACAGCGATTCCTTTGAAGTACAGCGTGTTGGTCCTGCGTGTATGGCTGGCAACCCCTGAAGTACCATAGGTTACCTCAAGGCTTGACCAATCCGTTACTCCTTCCAGACCATCAAGTGTCACCTTAAGTGAATCACCAGCAATAGCCACAGTCTGTACCTCGTACTCAGGTGGAGTTACCACCCGAGCACTAAAGGTATTTACGCTTAGGCCGCCGTGAAAACCAGCGCACCCGCAGACTCAGGACGCAGACCACCGTGACCCATCGCGTACTTAGCGATAATCTGGTCAGCCTGATACTCAGCGCGGCGAGCACGTTCCAGAGCGAGGTCTTTCAGCTTAACGGTACCGACAGCGGAACGGTGCTGGAACAGGCCCACAACGTTCTCTTTGTTGACTTTACCACCAGTTGCCGGGAAGGCGTGCTTCTGGTTGGTCGCTTCTGCGCCTTCGTCCGGGCGGTCATCACCAGCACCACCAGCGGTCAGGTGCGGAACCTCAACGACTTCGAAGCCCATCACGTTACGGATAGAACCACGCTCAGGGTCAATCAGAGCCGCATAGTTCGCAGCGTTAGGCATCAGAGCCGCCAGAATCGCAGAGTACACGTCCGGGGTGGTGTAGAACGTACGGTCGTTAGCCGGGACGTAGTTCTTGGTCAGAGCCGCACGAGCAATGGTCAGCTGCGCGATAACCGCTTGGCCCAGTTTAACCGGGTCGGTCAGGTCAGCCTTAGCGCCAACTTCCAGCAGGGACGGTTTGCCCAGACCAGCGATGTTCTCGTTGACGGAATCAGCGAGGTTAACCAGACCTGCCAGCTCAGCCAGAACTGCACCATCAGCCGCCATCGCCAGAGACTCACCAATCTGAGAGGTGTACTCGGAGCGCACGTCATAGTGGTTCATCGCGTCTTCGATGTCGTAAATCAGCACGTCCGCAGTCAGCAGGCCATCAATGTTAATGGTCTTCTCGGTGTGCTTGATGTCTTTGCGTTTGTCATCCAGAGACTCGCCCGGTTGCAGGTAAGCAGCCTTGGTGCGACCAATCACAGGGAACTGTGCGGACTTACCGGAGCTGATTTGACGCTGCATGTGACGGTTGGTGGTCACAGAGGTACGAGCGAATGCGGTCAGGACTTCACCGCCGAATACTTTCAGGAATAGCGCCAGCTTGTCTGCTGCGGATTGACCTTTACCTTGGTTAGTACCGAGCTGCTGTCCACCTTGCATGTTAGCCATGTTGAATCTCCTTATGTTGTTTATACGAAATGTTTTGAGGTACTACTTGAAACGAGGTGATACTCATTGTGTAACTCTAAGGGCACTCTACAGTCCAGCAACGGCAGCCCGATGCCCAATCAGTATTAACTGAACTGGTGACCACCAAACTGTAGATTCCATCTCTCCCTATAGTGCTACCTAATTAAAACTTAGAGTCGATAACCTTCTGTTCCACTTCACGACGGTACTTGGAGTCGGTGCGGTAACGTGGGTCTGACATAGCTTTAATCATCTCAGCCTGAGACTCGAAGCCTTCGGCTTTACGGGCCACAGGTTTCGCTGGGGTTGCACGCTTGGCAATAGAGCGCTCAGCTTTCTTACCAAAGGTTTTATCACGAGACTGTCCCGCTAGGTTCAGAATCGTCTTCATGGTGGCTACGTCACGAGATTCAAAAGCCTTGATGAGTGCCTCAGCACCCTCAGGGTTATTGGTCTTCATGTGACCGTAGACCTGCTGGAAGCGCTCGCGGCCACCAACGAAGTCCATAACTTTCTCTACGTACTGGTTGACCAGAGCTTCCTGACCACGAATGTACGCGTCGACGAATGCCTTACTGTAGCCAGCCTCGGCCAACTCTCGGTAAGACTCGTCGGACAAGCTATCTTCGTTCTGGTACTCCTGCTGAATACGGGTCACAGCATCCTGTGAGAGACCGCGTTCGATTGCAGTGGCAACCATGTCATTAAAGCCAGCTTCGTGTTCTTCCAGCTGCTGAGAGGCTTCGTTTATGTCAGCCGGAGTTTCACCAATTGGTTTGAACTCTTCAGGTTCACCTTCTTCGGTTACTTCCTCCGGCTGACTCTCATCGTCTCCCTGCTGTTCTTCATCGTCGCCACCATCGGTGGACTCTTCGTCGGAACCGTCAGCGGAGATACGGACCTGCATACGGCCCTCTTCAGGTTCACCGAACGGGTCCTTATCGGAGCCATACGGGTCATCACTGTTGGTGTTCAGCTCGATTGCATCATCGCCATCTCTGGCAGCAACATCAAGAGCCAACATGTTTTCTTGGTGCTCCTCAGGTGTGCTACCAGTCAGTACAGCACTGTTAACACCGAAGGATGCGTATACGTCTGCGTTAGATTCGCCAGCCATTTCAATCTCCTTAAAGTTAAGACTAAGAGGGAAACACGAAGGACTCGAACCTTCTGACCAGACCTCATTCAATCTGGATGTGTCTCCCTATAGTGCTACCTAATTACATGCCCGGTTGCATACCGACTGAATCAGCCGCTGCGGCCATCGCTTCAGGACTTGCAGTAGCCTGTGCGGCCATCCCCTGACCCAACGCTGCGGCCCCTTGCTGTGTAGCAATCTGCGCGCCTTGCTGTGCCATAATGGCGTTCTTCTGCTCCTGAGTGAGTAACATACCAGCCGTGTCGAGTCCGATAGCGTTAGCGATACGTAACTTGAGGTTAGCCAAGTTGAGGTCATCATCGCCTTCGAGGGCCTTAAGAGCTGACCATGCGTTAATGCACCGCTCCAGCTTGTCAAGGTCCTGCCCACGCCCGATAGCCTCAAGGCCAGTGCTGATAGTTGGCTCGACGGCCTCTTTAGGTAACTCCGGGATTTGCTGCGTGGCTTGTAGTTGCTTCAAGAGCACTCTTACCAGAGGCAGCTGGAGTTCCTGCGAGAGAATCGAGTAGACACCGCCTAGGGTATCTTCCAGCTCTGACGCCACGTACCGAATCTCTTCGGCTGTGACTCGCTCTCCTGTACGTTGTACCGCACTGTTGAGCATAAAGGCATACGAGAGGCGAGCCTCAATGGTGTCGCTTACGTTCTTCGCTACGGTAAAGTCACCGGACTTCTCCAGCTGTAGGAACTCAATGTCCTGCTTACGGCCCGGTACGAACGCACCAGACTGTGCTGCCGTGAGTCGGCGGACCTGAGTGATACCTGCCGGGTCTACCAGACCGATAACCTTAGCGGTAATCATCGCCATCTTCACGATGGACTCTTGGAGGTTCTCTAGGGACTTGAGGTCGCCCAGATACTCTTCCACGTAGGAACGACCGTAGGATTCACCGTCGATGCGGACCATTCGGACCGGAATGTATGGACACTCCTCCAGAGGGTACTCAGCTTCACTTCCCGGCACTACCTCTTCGGCAACCTCTTCGTACTTCGAGTAGCCATCCCCGGCTTCGTTAAGGTACACGTGGGTGTAGACGTCAATCTCAGCGTCTTCCTTCTGCTCACCTTGGGCTGCTTCCACTTGGCTGCGGACATCCTCAGGGAGAGCGTTAAACGCAATCTTGTCGAGAGTGACAATCTGAAGTACGTTACCGAAAGCGTCTCGCTGGACCACATAAGAGTTCAGTCGATAGAGCTTCATCGGGGTATAACCCTCAGGCTCCGGTAAGTACAGCAGCGCGTTCCCGGCAACACACAGTTGCTTCAGGCACTCAAAGAGCGTCACTCGGTAACTGTTGGACTCGATGTAGTTCATGATGATGCGCTCTACCATTGAGAGGCCCTCATCGACCTTTGCGAGACCCTCAGCGTCACCAAGAAGGTTCTTCGCTTCGAACTCACTAATGGTCAACTTCATCCATGACTGCATCGGGAACAGGGCCAGCATCAACTTGGACGCTAGGTTGTTCAGGCCGCGAGCACCCACGGATTGCCACGGAGTCGTGTAATCGGTTGATGCGTTATCGGAGTCCTTAGGGAACAGCGAGGGAATCGTGTACTGTGCACAGGACTCAGCTCGTGTCTCGTAGGGTTGTCGGTCGTTCTTCAGACGGTCATACACCGCCTTGGCTCCCTCCTCTGCGAAGCCTTCGAGTTTAACTTCTGCCACAGGTCACCTCCTTACAGGTTAATCCCACCGCCTGAGCTGCGGGAAACCGAGAGGGATTTCTTACCGGATGAGCGGGTTTTCTTCTTGCCAGACTCAGTGTCTGCTGAAGACTCTACGTCCTCCACGACCTCTTTCGGTACTTCCTGAGGTGCTGCCACAGGTGTCTCAGCGGCTGCCTGCACGTTTGGTGCATCTGCCGCCAGCCCAACGGCCTTGAGTGGTGCCTTGACTACCTTGGAGATAGCCTTCTTGATTTTCTTGAACAGTCCCATGTTAGCCTCCTAAAGCTGACTTACGGATTTTACTGACGGACCCTGTAGGTTCGGTCGTCTTGGCCACCTTGAGTGACTTACGACCTGACACCTCGGGAGTGGTGCTGTTTGAGTCTTCGTCGCCACCGTACTGGATACCCTTAGGTTCCTCAGTGAGCGGAGCTGGCTCAGGGACAGTCGTTGTGTCGACCTTAGGTGCTTTCATCTTAGGTGAGAAACACATAATCAATCTCCTTCTTTGAGTGTACGCTGGCGTCCCTCCATCTCGTCAAGGACACGAGAAGCCATGTAGTGACCATACAGTACACCGGAGATGAACTCCTCGCTGTGGCCAGCCTCACGCAGCTTACGGACCTCTGACTGATACAGGAAGTCAGCATTGAAGCGAGACTGTAGGTACTCCTTAACAGCTCGCGGTACATCAGGAAGGTCATTAGGATTGTTAAGGATGTGCTCTATAGGTTTTAACATTTGAGTCTCCTCTCTCTAAGTAATCTTTAAGTAATAATCATAATGGGCACTTCCCTATAGTGCTACCTAATTAGTGCCCATGAGTTTATTACTCTACTTTGTGCTCGACTATCTGCTTGATAATCAAGGCCAGCATCCAGAGACCACGAGCGATTAAGCCCATGGTCAGGACGATGAGAATCAGCTGCCCGGTTGCCATAGAGTAATCTCCCCAGTCTCGATGTTGTACTCATCAGAACGGAGGATGCGAGCCATCTGGCCCTGCTTGATTACTTCCGCTTCGGTCATCCCTGCTTTGGCACCAATGGACTTAATGCAGTCCCAGAGCGTCTCTCCCGGCTCAGGAGCTCGTTTCACCCACTTGGTTACCTCTTGGCCCTTGTTCTTACCGGACTTCAGCACGGACGTTACAGGCTCCACGATGAAGGGTTCCTTGAGGAAGTCCTCAGCGGTATCACCCCATCCGGGAATACCACCGTAACCATCGGTGATGTCACCCTTGATAGTCTGGAAGAGATGCCAGTAGTCGGCTGTCTCCTGAGTCTGCACGAGGATGTTACCAGTCGTACACCACAGGAAGTCACAATCCGGGATAGTCTTAAAGTCCTTATCACAGGAGACCAGTACGGCCTTCTCGTAGTGATACGGAAGCGGATTAGACCCTATGATGCCCATCACGTCATCACCCTCTAGCTGAGGCTCAAGGACGCATGTGTAGGTCTCAAAGACGTACTCAAGGAACTCGAAGTAACCTACAGGCTTCTTAACGACTGCGCGGTTCTCCTTGTACGTCGGGTCAACCAGCAGCTTGCGCCAATTGACACGGTCGGTGAACGCTAATACCACATCAGCATTCTTCCAAGCCTTCTTGCGTCCCTTGTAGGACTCGATGGAGTTCTCCAGAATCTCACGGGCCTTGGCGTGGTCACAGCAGCGGTGCCAAATCTCCTCCTCCCACGAGGCATCGAACTCAGCGGCGCTCATGGCTTGGAACACCAGCCAGTCACCATCCATCACTAGGACACCCTTGGCAATCTTCTGGGTTGCCCGGTAGTCACTGAAGGATAACAATGTGTGCTTACTCACTGGTCACCTCCTGAATCTTTACGAAATACTCGGGTCCCTTACGAGTTGTCCCGTACTCTCCGGGGCTTGTGCGTACCACTACGGTCTTTGGGTTTATCTTCTCAATGGTACCTTTAGACAGTCCGTAGCCACCATACGAGGTAATTACCACGCGGTCACCTACTGATACCTCTTGGCCTAAAAAGTCCTTCATAAGCAACCTCCATGGGTCTTAAGGAATTTCACTCCGGCACTGGTAATTTCCCAAGCGCCACCGTTACGCCCACTCATGGTCAGACACGAAATGTGACCACGGCTCGCAGCCTCAGCGACTAACGCAGCGTTGTTCCGCACGTAGTTCGACTGGAAGGACTTAGGGCAGCCCTTGAGGGCCGCCAGAACTTTGAGGTACTCGCTCACTTGGTCACCCTCACGATTGCTGGAGAGAAGCGCATAAGTTTCTTCTCGTTAAACGAAAGGTCGTCATGCGACTCTTTGACCATCGAGCGCAGACCATGTCGGATGCAGTACGCCGCCGCTTCATCAGG